GAACTTCACGATGCCTGTAGCACCTACACCACACAGGCGAAGGAACTCATTCAACTCGTGCCAAGATCGTTGAAGGATACCATCATCCAAGTTCACACAAGTCTGACGGTAGTTAGCACGGGCTGCTAAGTATACAGCAATTTGCAATCCCTTAAAGTCATCAACGTATTTACCCCAATCTACCTCAACTAAATTACAGAAGCTCTTATTTCCTAACAGTATTTCCGCACATGGGTTAACTCCCTTAAAGTGAGGCGCACGTTTTAACGCTGCTTCTGCGTTGATGAATGCAGGTTCAGACCCACCAGCCTCAACCATACGGTCAAAGATGTAGGACAGTTCCCACTTGGTTGGCTTCTTATAGAACATCAGAGAGTTGTTAGACTGCTGTCGATGTGCGTTATCGTGGAGCCAAAAGTCTTTCTTAGCTGTGATAAACTCATCAGCCTCTGGGTCATCTACTGGCATCACAGCAATCTCTGCAGATCGGCGGGAGGAAAGTGTAGTACCCATGTGGTTAAGCAGGTCTAGTATGTCCATGCGGGTCAAGAGCTGCCCTGCACGTTTGTTCATGATGTCACAGATTTTACCGAGGGCGATGTGAAGTGTATCGTCCCCTGAACTGATCCATCCATATCCCTTGAGGCGTGTACCAGCTGGGCGAATTTCAGTGAAGTCTAAGATGATCTTGTCTACGGGGTCCTTCAGAGCCATGAGTTTCCCCAAGGCTTTAGCCCATGCCTTTGCGCTGTCACCAATAGTTAACTTGTATACGCGGTGGCCATCCCCAATAGTACGCAGCTGTGAGATGTTATCCTCACGGCCCTTACCTTCTCGGGATGAACGCCACATCTCAATTTCTGTATTCTTGGCGAAGCCATTAAGAGTGCCAACCACAGGCTCAAAGCCAACGCCACAGCCCTGCAGTAGTAGCCAGAAGGCATCAACTACATCGTGGACTGTCTCGATACGTCCGAAGCTACAGTTGAACTGTGAGGCTTCGTGCTTCTTAGCTACGTCTGTACCACCAAGCCACAAGGTGCGGCCTGATGTTGTAGCCCTACGCTCAAGCATGAGTATCCGTAGTTCTTCTAACTCACCAAGCTCTCCTTGGTTAAGCTTCTCAGTTTTAGCTCGTTCCCAGAGCCACCGCTGGTGGTTAATAACCCGACCAACTGTCTGCTCCCAAGTCTCAAACACAGTACCCTCATCATTGAGTGGTCTGTTATATGTGCGGCGTGTTACCACTGCAGCTCTTACGTCTGTCATCGTTTGTCCCCATTACCCTGTAAGGCACCGCGCTCTTTACGAGATGCTAATTTATCTAAATTATTTCCAGCTAAGACTGATAGATTGCAGTTATGAACTCGCGCTAACTCGCTGACGAACCACAATATATCTCCAAGTTCATCTAGAATTGCTGTATGTGGATACGCATTATCCTTGCGATACCACTTAGCCACCTTACTCATCAGCTCACCCACCTCACCTGTCAGGCCAGTGGTTAAATATTCCAGTGCTTTATCTTCTGGATATATTGCAGTTGTCGCAGCTAGTCGCTGGTACTTATCTAAATTCAGGGGCATTATATTCTTCCAATGTAAGCTTTAAGATTATTGAAACCACCCACGAGTTCGCCATCAGGTCTAAAGATTTGAGGGACAGTGGTGAGGTTAGCCATAGACATGAGGGTCTTCAGACATGGATCGTCTTCGAGGTAGGTGACCTGATATGCTAGGTCCTCTGCATCAAGCAGGTTCACAGCTTCTTTGCAGAACTTGCAGGTCTTTGTGGAGACTACATGAAACTGGCTCATAGGATGGTATGCCCGTTTAGTTGGTTAATCCGCATCTGTGCATACCGCATTACTTTTTTCAGGTCTGTGATTTCACTCTCTACGGGGTCCATGCCATCGTAGAGTTTACTACCAGCCCTCATTGAATACTTAATGATGTTACCAGTGTGGAAAGGTAGAGAGTTACGTAGGATGAACTCTATAGGCTCGATGGCAAACTGAGTGTAATGTGATGGGCGTGTCACTATGTCGGGGGTGTCCATAGAATTACCTTTCCTGTGTTGAAATCAAAATTATCTTTCCTACATATTCGGGCCACCCGTGCTTGAGTGGTGGCTACAAATTCGGACAGACCTTTCTTGGAGTAGGCGTGAACAACAGCTGCCCACATCTCCATTGATGTCATGCAACCGTCCAAGATTTTTTCTGCTGTTTTCGGACCACAACCTTCCAAGCCTTTGTAGCCATCGACTGCATCCCCCGTGAGGGTCTGCAGCATATGGAAGTGGTCAGCCTCGAACTCAGTGATGGTGCGAACTGCATCATCCTTTGCAGGGTTAAACAGCTGGCAAGGAATAGTGCCTAGGTCTTTATCCTCACTGACGATGACGCAATCAGGCTCGTTGGTAGAAGTGATACCAAGTAAATCGTCAGCCTCCATACCCTGCACCATGACAGCACCCATCTCATCTAGAAGGTACTGGCGTAGGGCCTTCAGAAGCAGTGGCTTCCTTGTGGCTTTTCTGTTGGATTTGTAGGAGGGTAGGATATCTTTACGCCAGTTGGTTGGATCGGTGATGAACATAACGAACTCACCCTCACCAATCTTATCCGTAACCTTGTTAAGGTAATTATGGATGTACTCGATGCCCTCATGCTCGTAAGCGTGAAGCGTCCACATTCCATCACCCCAATCGACAGGCCTCTCGACACTGGTAGCTGCTTTAAAAGCCACGATGTCTGCATCTATGAGGAACTTGGTCATTGCATTTTGCCCCCATCAAAGGCCATTAACTCTGCAGTCGTGGAGTCATCGATGGACATAATCTGTAAGCAGATCAGGGCTGCATCGTGAACTATGTTTTGCATGGCAGTGTCATCTAACGAGGCGTGAACTTCAGCCAACTTCGCGATGCTTGCTGACATAGCTGTGAATACGATTAGGTCTGTGCCTTCATCCATCGGTGAGAGCCTTCCATGAGATTGGGTAGAGCGATGCCATCTGCTCACCGAGCAGTTCTGCAAAGTCTCTAGTTTCTTTTTGAGTGTCTGGTTTGATGCGCAGGTTGTAGACCCGTGACCAGAACAGGAGTGAGCCTGTCCATACCCAATCAGTCATGGCCCCCTGTGGTAGGATAGCCCGTGCCTGTTCGGCACAGATGCCCAGCGCAACCATCTTATTGTAGGTGGCAATCGCATCTATGCAGACATCGTGGTATTCATCTATGAATTCTTCAGACCTGCGGTGAGCTTCAGAACTAGAACCCTGCTTCACATCAGCTGCAGTGGCTCTGAAGAACTTAGGCTTCCAGTAGGAGGGTGAAGATTTTATATACCTGCGGCTAACCTCGTTCCACGTCCCACCGACTTGGTGTTTTGCAAGTTGTCTGCTGACGAAGATTGGTGCGGTGCATCGGAAGGTTGCTACTGGGTGAGTGAAGGGATGGGTGTGTTGTTCACGAGCGAGGAAGTTAATCAACCGCTCGTTCTGGTGGGGGCCATAGGCTTCCGCTTGTTTATCAAAGGATACTCGGGCTGCATCCACGACCAGATCGTCTGAGCCGTGATGTGCCATGTAGGATACATCAGTCATTTCTATTCCTTAATGGTTAGAGTTTAATAAACTTTGCGGGGTTGTAGAGGTGAACTTCGCGGTGACAGTTCGAGCATAAAAGGTGACACTTATCTGCCTCTTTTATTAAGTTATTCCAAGACCGTTGCATTTCTTTTTGGGATACATTGAACCTCTTCTTCGTGTGGTCGTGGTGGTGGAAGTCAAAGACGTTAGGGTGAAAAACTTTTAAGCAGCTTTCACATCTACCGCCCTTGTATTCTACAAGTTGTCTCTTTCTGGCCCTACATAACTCTCTCGCCCTAATTGAGTTAGGGTTTTTAGTGTGTGTCTGACCAACTATCCCCCACTTTATACTCTCCGGTGATGGGACATCTGAAGTTAAAGTGCTTACCGGCAAGTTGAAAAGACTTAACTGCTTCTCTTCCGACATCCTGCGCTATCTCCTTTCTAGCTATGAGCTGCACTTCGTCATGAACGTGTGCGACTTGGGCATAGTCTTCGCCCCATTTGTAACCCTTACTGGTTAGATTTTCGTACAGGAATACTGTGGCCTGCTTGGCTAGCAGCGCCCCAGCCGATTGTAACAAAACATTCAGTGCTGAATGGGGACTTCTGATTGGAAGTACCCTCTGATCTAAACCACGGAGGTGACCTTTAGTTTTTACTGCATGTGCCACAGCTGCCTTCAATTCCTTGAGGGCTGGTGTTCGGTTCAAAAACTTTTTGATTAACGCACGACCTTCCTTCTCAGTACCACCAACGATTGAACCAATCTTTGCAGCACCTGCTCCGTATAAAAATCCGTAAATAAAAACCTTGGCACTATTACGGTCAGGTAGGCCTGCAGCCTTCTGATTTACACTGTGTATATCCCCGTTGAGAACGACATTAGTGTAGGCACCCCCATCGTACTTCGCCATCATGTGGGCGAGGCATCTCAATTCAAGGCCAGACAAATCCGCACCAACTAAGGAGTAGCCCTCGGGTGCGTAAAACAACTCACGACACTGGGTACCATACGGAGCATTGGTGCTAGGTGTCTGAGCTATGTTAGGCCTGTTGTGGGTGCAGCGAGATGTGCTGCATCCATTGGTATTAACTTGACCGTGTATCCTACCGTTCTGAACTTTCTTTAACCAAGCATTCTGACCGACAGCTAACTGACCAATCCTCTTGTTCAGCATCAGATACTCATTGAGTAGTGAAGCTTCAGGATAGTCTAAGCCTGAGAGGATAGCCTCATCTACCTTCGGCTTGCCCTGATCGGTGTGGGCTTTAGAGACCCAGCCTAGCGTTTGCAATCTGTCTGCTATGTGGTCTCTGCTGGCTGGGTTGAATACAACTTCCTTCACCTTGTAAGTCAGCTGGCCTTTCACATACCCTCGGGCCTTGTTATTGACCTTGGGTGTAAAGGGTTCCTTGATTTCCCAAGGCTTGAAGGCAACCTGCAGCTCATCATTCAGCTCGGCTTGGCGTCCCTGTAGTGTTGCCAAGAGTTTGTGTGCCTTCACCTCATCGAAGTGAAAGCCGTGAGCTTCCTGTTTGCGGATGACATGAGCGAAGTCATGCTCCAGCTTGATGCTCTGTGCGCTGGGCTTTCTGGACATGATGAACTTGTAGAAGGTTAGGTTAGACCTGCAGTCCTGAACGCAATACGTTTGCATAGCCTCTGACCACTGAAACCAACCGTCACTGTAGCCATCCTTGTGGTCACCCAGACGTAACCCCCACGCCTTTAGTGAGTGGGAGCCTATCAACTGTCGAGGGAAGTCAGCACCCCTAGGCCTCTTGATGTAATTAAAGTCATTGTTCTTCAGGTCCGACCAAACTAGCCGAGACATAATCAACGTATCGTGTATCTCGCCAGCGTACGCAAAGCCGTACAGCTTTTCCAAAGCAGGGAAGTCAAAGCCTTGGATGTTATGGCCTACAAGAAGCTCTGCATTCTCAAGATAAGTAATACCATCAGCGATGGATACATAACCCTCTTGATCTGCACAGCTTAGGACTTCTTCAGTGTCCATGTCTATCAGGACTAGGGAGTGACATTCGTCTAGTTCGTCTAGCAGTCCGTTAGTTTCGATATCAAATAGAATACGTTTCATTATGCTGTCCCTCTCGACTAGCTAGAAGTCTGAGCTGCCATCATTGGCATCCTCAAATACGGTGGGGTCATCGACCTCAACCATTCGTCCTGTGTCTTTGTTGTAGTGCAGATAGCAGCCGATACCTGTCTCACCTGAGTGTCGATTTTTTAAGCAACGGACTGTGGCTACATTAGGGTTCTCACCCTGTTGGTCCCGCTCAACTGACAGACACATATCCGAAAGCTGCGCGATTGATGCACTTCCACGCAAAGAATTGAGCGTGACTTGCACACCATTTTCCCATCCCTTTTCACCTGCAGGACGCCGCAAGTGTGACACCAGAATAAGACCGATACCTGTCTCTTCAACAAGGGACCGAAGCTTGGTCATGATGACATCGATAGCCTTGCGCTCATCACCATCATCAACGCCACTTACAACTATACTCAGATGGTCTAAAATCACCCAGCCAACGCCACATGCCTTGGCTAGGTATCTTATTTTACTTAATAAGTTGTCAGTCTGCATCGATCCGAAATGATCGTAGACGAAGAAACGTCCGTTACCTACAGTCTTGCTGAAGGCACCTCGCATCTCTTCCTCAGTCACACCCTCGCGTGAGAGGTGAAGAGGTCTGTCCATAGCTAGCCCCATTATGGAGATAGCTGTGTGTCTCACGTTTTCTTCAAGGGCGATGTAGCCTACGCTCTCTCCTTCCTCAGAGAGATGATAAGCTATCTCTCGGCATACTTGTGACTTACCTACGCCAGATCCAGCTGTGATGGTTACTAACTCACCTCGGCGCATACCTCGTGTCTTTGTATTCAGACCGAGGAACGGGTAAGGTATGGAAGGTGTTGCATCTTCGACAGACACTACATCCCACAGGTCCTCGCCGTTCACGATACCATCTGGACGATACACCTTGGCTCCCCACATAGCCTCGATAAGCTCACGGCTCTTACCGTTTACTAGCATATCTGATGGATCGTTTTCAGAAAGCGTAGCGATGTGAGCCTTAGCAGGCGATAGGAGCTGGGCAACCTCAATGGCTGCAGATTGACCAGCTGCATCGTTATCAAACATGATGATAACCTTTTCGTAGCTCTCGACAAACTCAAGCGAGTTCTGGACACACCGCTTGGCCCCAGCTGCACCCGTAGAAATAGATACAACTGGAAACTTATTGCCCTGCGCTTGGCTCATACTAAGTGCGCAAATTTCTCCCTCTGTAATGACGAGCATCTTCCCATTCTCACGCCAGAGGTGCTGACCGTAGAGACCAGCTGCCTTTGTATCACCGAGAAACTTGAAGTTCTTGTTAGGTAGCCTGATCTTCTGTGCTACCACTGAACCATCTTTGCCATGATAGTTGGCTATCTGAACCGTCTGATTTTGGTACTGACCGACTGTGTATCCAAATTTCTTACACGTATCTTCAGTGAGCTTTCGTTTACCTAAAGCCTGTGCCTCGCCATAAGGTATTAGACCAGACGCTGGTTTAGACTGAGCAAATTCAGTTTGCATATCTGACCCTACCTTTTCATACTCATTACAGACGAAGCACCAGCTTCCACCGTCCGAGTAGACCGCGCGGCCATCGGACGATCCACATTTGCAGTGGGTGTGGTGAAGGAGACTACTCTCCTGTGAGTTTGTACTCTGCATATCTAGCTCCGTTTGGTGCGGTCTTCATTGTAGTAATGAGGGACATGCCTCTGTTGCGAAGGCGGTTGACCACAGCTGCAAGCCGCCAGATCGAGTAGTTACTCTGGGCCTCAAGAGCTGAGATAGATTTGTATGTATTCAGGTGGGTTAATACGATTTGTGTTTGTGACATGGTCGTCATCTCCAAGTTGTCTGGGGTTTAAATCGAAAAAGGCCCACCCGAAGGTGAGCCAAATTTTTTTGTTAAGTATTGGTGCAACCTAATCTAAGGTGCTGACCGCTTCGTCTGTCTCGAACCAGTGAGCCGCATCAAAGTTGGGGCAGGTTTTGCCCTTGTCGAAATCTGTATGACCCGCAACTACAGCGATTGGAAAGTGGTCAGTCTGCCATTCAACAATCAGCTTACGCAGTGATACATACTGTTCTTCTGTGTAATTTAACTCGGGACCATCTTTTGCTTTGTTCATGCCACCAATGAGGCAGATGCCACGAGAGCGGGAGTTCATACCTCGTACATGAGCGCCTGTTCGAGCAAGAGGCCTACCATCTTCAACTGTGCCATCACGTTTGATGACTGCGTGGTAGCCAATCATCATCCAGCCTTTTTCACGGTGCCATCGATCTATATCTGCAGCACCAATGTCCATCTGTGGCGGTGTATAAGCGCAGTGAACGATGATGTGTGTAATTTTATTATTCATCTAACCACTCCTGTGGGACAGTCTTGTCTGCGAATTGGAAGCCGTGCTTATTGCACCACATGCCAAGCGTTGTCGGAGACTGTTTTGATATTTTGGTTTTTGAGTTACTGAACACCATGCGGATGTCCAAATGAGGATGCTGTCTCTTAACCAAGATCATCTTCTGACGATCTGCAGTGACGAAGCGTCCCTTACTCTCAATGATTATGACCTTCCCTGATCGGGTGGTCACATGAAAGTCTGGTGTGTATTTTGCCTCCCGTGAGGGTACAACCCATTCGATACTAGGCTTCTTCTCATACTCGAATTTGATGCCCTTAGAACGGAGATCGGCGGCAAGGGTTTCTTCTAACCCAGACCGCCAACCATTTTTAATTGCGTTTGCTCTTACACTCCCACTTCCAAACCTAGAAGTCGGCTTCATCGTCAGCCGCAGCTATCTCCACATTGGCGAAGCTATCAGCGACGAAGCCATCTTCCTTATCGAACATGGTTGCGGCTGCTTCACCACCACCAGCTGATGCCAGAGTAATAATCTGCACAGCTTCAGGTCGGAGGGACAGACCAACCATCTTAGAGGAAGGCATAGCGTACCCGAACACACTACCAGCAACACGAAGCGTAGAGCCGCCAGTGACTGTCGAAGTCGTGGGCGTCTTGTTGCTGTCATAAATAGCAACTCGCTTCTCAATCACCTCACCTTTGCGAGTTGTAATCTTAGCCTTCTGTTTGAACTTAAAGATGTTGAAGCCAGTGCTATTATCTTGGTCATCTTCTTCCTCTTCATACAGAGGAGCCATCTGGTATTTAGCAACCTTCGGGTCCTCCTTAATTGCATTGGAAAGGTAGGTATCGCGCAGCTCTTCAAGTTGTTTGATTAGTGGCTGGCTTTCTTCTGCTGAAATCTTCAGCTTAACAGTGTACTCACCATCAGGATTCCATTTGAAATCAGGTGTGTTGAGCTTAGGCCATACTGCGATGCCTTTAGGCGTTACGTAATCAGTCATGATTAATCCTTTAAACGTGTTCATATTTTTTAATATCG